AGCAACAGGAGATGAATATGATGTATCGTTTTTGGCTACTCCTCATCGTCATATATTCCATTTTCGCGTTTGGCTTTCAGTTACCCACAACGACCGTGATGTCGAATTCATCCAGTTCAAACGCTGGGTGGAAAATCTATACAAAGATAGTATACTAAAACTAGATTATAAAAGTTGCGAAATGATGTCAGATGATTTATATGACATGATTTCACAAAAGTATCCTGACCGTGAGGTTTGGATTGAGGTCTCCGAAGATGGAGAAAATGGTTCATTTATCAAATACTAACAAGAGGCTATAATGGCTAAGAACTACAAAGAAATCAGTTATTTTTCAACCCGTCCTGATATCGTTAAAATCTTTGACGATCTTGAGGCTTTTCATAACTGGTGTCGTTTGGAATTACATCCATTCGATGAGAGTCATCTCTATAACAGAGAAAGCTGGGTCTGGCGCAACTTTGAAAAGAGCCGTCGTCCTAAGAAACCGTTCACTGGTGAACGTAAGCCTTATCTAGGTAAGAATCCGAGATACAACAATGACCGTATTTCTAATTGATTTAGAAGCAGTTGAGACAAGGTACACTGGCGAATGGAAACGCCATGTACCTAATCTCTTACGAAAGGCAGGACACAATGTTCAAATTATATCTGGCCCTGAGGATATTCCTTCAGCCACTACTCCTGGTGCTTTTCTTAATTTTGGCGGCACCAATATCTATAAGTCTCGACAAGTGGAACAAATGGGGCGTCTATTTTGCTCCGGATCAGTTCAGCCTGGCGATCATTTCATCTTCACTGATGCTTGGCATCCTGGCATAATAAACTTAAAATATATGAGTGAACTACTAAACATTCCAGTAGTCACACATGGACTATGGCATGCCGGTAGTTATGATCCTCAAGACTTCTTAGGGCGCCTTGTTGGCAACAAGCCTTGGGTACGTCATGCAGAAAAATCATTCTTTGCGGCATTTGATCATAATTACTTTGCCACTACTTTCCATATTGATATGTTCCATCATAATTTATTAAATGATGGCATGGTTGAAAATCCTTGGGAAGAAGAGGACAAAGCAGATATGCTAGAAGATGGAAAATATGTTCGAACTGGCTGGCCAATGGAGTATATGAATGATACATTAACCATGTATAAGAATATGCCCAAGCGTGATTTAATTCTTTTTCCTCATCGCATTGCACCTGAGAAGCAAGTTGAGATTTTTAGAGACTTAGCTACACACTTACCGCAGTATGAATTTGTAGTGTGTCAGGATCAACAACTAACAAAAAATGAATATCATAACTTGTTAGGCGAAGCCAAGATGGTGTTTAGTGCTAACTTACAAGAAACTTTAGGCATTAGTTGCTATGAAGGTGCGGTAGTTGACGCTATTCCTATGGTTCCAGATAGATTAAGTTACACAGAAATGTATTACGACATGTTCAAATACGACAGTAAATGGACTGAAGATTTTAACACATACACAGTTTACAGACCAGACTTATGCCGTAAAATAATAGAACACATGGATAATTATTCTACAAGAATACCTTCCATACGCAAACAAGCAAAGGACTTACATGACAACTTCTTCTCAGCTAGAGGATTACTTGATAACATCCAATGATACTGTTACACTAAACACCGGAGCAGTTTCAGGAAATATTACTATCGGTAACACTACAGGAACAAGTTTTTACTATACCGGTGCTGGCATTGGCGGGATTAGTGCTAATACTATTACTATTAGTAGTGGCGGAACTAGTAGTTCTAGTTCAGGATTTACTATCGGAGGCGCTGGTACCGGTTACGAATGGCAGATGCAGGAAGAGTTTGTGAACTGTATGCCAGATTTTAATCGAATACAAAAAATGTGTGAAGAATATCCAGGTTTAAAGATAGCCTTTGAAAAATTTAAAACAACTTACAAACTAGTGAAAGACCACTATGATACTCCAGAAGATCAAAGACCACGTCCTTAATTGGCTTGAACGCCATGACCGTAAACGTGTTATTATGGATCGTACTGAAAACGAACCATATTTAGAACGTTACTATGTCTTGTTTAAGGAACGTGTAACATTTCCATACAATGTATTCTTACACAAGTTCTTAAAATCGGATCCAGATGATGTGCATGATCACCCATGGAACTACTTTACTATTATTCTTGCTGGCGGCTACTACGAGTGGGTTGCTCAGTTTAACGAAGAAGGAATCAAAACATGCGAAGTAAGATACTGGCGTGGTCCAGGTAGTTTCCGTTTTGGAAACACACATACTTTCCATCGTATTGAATTGGCAGAAGGCGTTACTCCATGGACATTGTTCTTTGTTGGAAAACGTCAACGTGAGTGGGGATTTATTGTTAAAAATAAATGGATCCACTTTGAAAAATACTTATCAGATAGAAAGAATGGCTTACTTTCCAACTAACGTAACATTACCAACTATACCAGCAGGATCATATCTAACAGCAGGATCAAACGGTACTTCGTGGACTACAGCAACATCAGTAGCTAGTCCTTATGATGCAGTAATGGTTGTCAATCAAGGTGATAATCCTACTCTAGAAGTTAAAGGTAATATGGTTATTAATGGACGTGATTTGGAAGAACGGTTAAGTACAATCGAAAAGGTATTGCAAATTCCCGAACGAGATGTTAAACTAGAAGCTAAACATCCAAAGCTGAAAGAATTGTACGATGCGTACATTAACGCTTTAGGCAAATACAGAACATTTGAAGCAATAAAAGGAGATGAAGATGGAACTACATGAATCAGTTAGAGGAACATTTAAAACAATGGTTATCAAAGAGCACGAAGGATTTCGATTAACTCTTAACAAACACGAAGTACTAAGTCCTAAAGGTTTGTTTAGTATTGACATGGTTCAAGAGTCTTTGAAAGACGGAGAAGTTGTTGAAAGTCAAACATACAATTTCTTTATGACTAAAGAAGAATGTCAAACACTTGCATACGGATTAACAGCATGAGTGATGAATTACAAGATTTGTACGATACTTATCTAGAATTTACCACTGAAATGGTTGAACGTTATGGATCTATGGAAGTTGCCGCTATTATGATGGCACAAGCTATGAGCATTTACAAAACAGCCTTAGACGAAATTGACTATAATAAAATGGTAGACAGCATTTCATCTAGTCGTGGACAAGTTAAAAAATTTACGCCAACATTCTTATGATAAAAAAAGTTTATTATACCTGGCAACAAGTTGAAGGAGCAGTATTAGATATTGCTCGCCAAATGTCAGCACACAATTGGAAACCTGATTATATTGTAGGCATTACTAGAGGCGGGCTTGTTCCTGCTAATCTCTTAAGTCAATATACTGGTATTAAAATGAACAGTTTAGATATTAGTTTACGTGACGGTGGAGATAAGGTTAGTAATTTAAACATGGCAGAAGATGCTTTTGAAGGTAAAAAGATACTAGTTGTTGATGATATCAATGATCAAGGATCTACTGTTAACTGGATTAAGAAAGACTGGGAATCAAGCGCATTACCTGGACATCCTGCTTGGTCAAGCATCTGGGGAGACACTGTTCGCTTTGCCGTATTGACACACAATTTTTCAAGTGAATTTAAAGATCCAGACTATTATGTTTGGACCGTAAACAAAGCAGAGGAAGACTGCTGGTTAGTTTATCCGTGGGAGGATTTTTGGTTATGACATCAGCATTAATTAAATTAATTTTTGGTATTACATTCATTGTAATTGCTATTGTATTTGGGCCTATTGTAGGCATATGGAGTTTAAATACACTGTTTCCAGTGCTACATATTCCATATACATTAGAAACATGGCTTGCTTATTTCTTATTGTTAGGTAGCATTACTGGTTTACGTTTTGGAAAGAAATAATGAAAGAGTTATCTATACAAGAACTTGAAGATAAAATTAAAATGATTCAAGAAGATATTACACGCTCGTTAACTGATAAAGGTCGTGAAGCACTAACTATGTATCTTGACTACTTAAAAGATGAGCTTAACGAATTAAAAAAACGTGAAAAAGCATCGTAATGTAGGGACTATTGCCGCTAGGCAAGAAGGTCCTGTTTATATAGTTAGTTTGCCGTGGCAAGGCCAAAATAAGTTTTGGTGGAATGAAGCATGTGCCAATGTTATAGAAGTATTTGGTTTACCAGGTGATCGTTTTACGAGCCATCCTGCTATGGACAAAATGGATTTTTATTTTAAATCAAAAAAGGACGCAGACTTATGCAAGATACTTCTATCAGACAAAATTTAGATTTTTATAGTGTAATAGTATTAGGTATTGCAGGTATTATTTTTGCAATTTATTGGAACTATACACATCCTCATATGACTGTAAGATATGATTGTTCGATATCGGAAATCTCGCCTGATTATCCGATTGAAGTAAAAGAAGCCTGCCGACAACTTCGAGCAGGAAAAATATTGCAATTGCCTAAATAAACCTATATAATAGTACAAAGGAACACTTATGACAGAATCACAAACATATAAATTTGAGACAGGGTTAGATGCTATGGCAGGCGACGGCGGTTACGAAGAAGCATATCTAGGCGATCATCTTCGATTTAAAATGAAACGAGAAGGCAAACGCTTTTGGGCTGGCGATAATATTAGCGAATACGTTACAGAAGAATTTAAAGATAAACTAATTGATGAAGCAACAGAAGCATTTGAACTAGTGCTTGACCGTTTGCTTATTGATCGTGAAAACGATCCTAATAGCAAAGGCACAGCTCGTCGCCTTGCTAAGATGTATTTTAATGAAGTAATGAGTGGCAGATATGACCCAGCACCAGACGCAACAGCATTTCCAAACGATGGCGAAGACAGATACGAAGGTATGTTGGTGGTACGTAGTGAGTTGCGCTCTATGTGCAGTCATCATCATCAGCCCGTTACTGGTGTCGCTTACATTGGTATCATCGCCGCACAAAAACTTATTGGTTTGTCTAAGTACACTCGTATTGCTCAGTGGTGTGCTCGTCGCGGCACTCTCCAGGAAGAGTTGTGTAACGATATTGCTAGGGAAATAGAAAAAACCACAGGCGCTACAGACTTAGGTGTATACATTCAAGCTACGCATGGTTGCTGTGAGAATCGAGGCATTATGGCTAAGAGTAGTTTAACGCAGACTACAGTATTAAAAGGTGCATTTAAAGATGATCCAGGTACAAAGAAAGAATTCTTTGACAATATCAAAATGCAACAGGAGTATGCTTCAAAATGACTGATCTAAAAATACAAGTACCAGCCGAAGGCATTATGCAAACAAACGACTGGGGAGACTCAAAAGCCTACCGAGTTACTTGCGAGTGCGGTGCTTCTGATCACGATCATCATGTATGGGTAGAAGCTGACGATCATGAAGTTAGTGTTACTATCTATACAACTGTAAAAAGCAATTGGTTTTACAAGGATCGGTGGCATGCTATTTGGTCGTTGTTAACAAAAGGCTACGTCGATACAGAGTCTACTCTAGTTATGCGTCGACAGCAAGCATTTAACTATGCTCAAACATTGCTCAGTGCTATAGAAGACGTAGATAATTTTAGAAAAGACCGCAAAGAAAAATCAGCAGTATCAAAATTAGCAGAACAAGGCGATTGCGAATGAATACAGCAAAACAATTAACAGATGAATTAATTTACCGTATGAAAAATACAGAAATGCAATGGTTTGAAATTAAAAGAGAAGTAGAACCAAACTGGTTGCCAAACGGTACTGTTCCGTTTGATGTAAAGGCAAGTAAAGGTGTTGCTACATTTAGTGTTTATGCATCTTCATTGCAGAATGCAGAAGATCAAGTAAGTCAATTTTTAGAGAAAGACGAAGATGAGTAAAATTAAGATTGCCGAGTTATTTTATAGTGTGCAAGGCGAAGGACGTTACATGGGTGTACCGTCTGTTTTCTTGCGTACATTTGGTTGTAATTTTAAATGTGCAGGTTTTGGTATGCCACGTGGCGAACTAAGTGCGGAAGCCGAAGACATTGCTACAGTAGTACATCTATATAACAAATATGAAGAACTTCCTTTGGTTAGTACAGGTTGTGATAGTTATGCTAGTTGGCATCCTAGTTTTAAAGAACTTAGTCCAATGCTCACAAGCGATGCTATTGCAGATCGCATTATGGAGATCCTTCCATACAAACAATGGCAAGATGAGCATTTGGTTATCACAGGCGGTGAGCCATTGTTAGGCTGGCAACGTGCTTATCCAGATCTATTGGATCATCCTAACATGTATAACTTAAAAGAAATTACATTTGAAACTAATGGCACTCAAGCATTAACTGATGATTTTCAACGTTACTTGTTACAATGGCAGACTGGGCATGAGCATTATACTAGAGATGTAACATTTAGTGTAAGTGCTAAATTGAGTTGTAGTGGTGAAAAACGTGAAGATGCTATCAAACCAGATGTGCTTTTGCAATATCAAGATGTTGGTTATACATATCTTAAATTTGTTGTAGCCACAGAAGACGATGCATATGAAGCATTAGAAGTAATGGATTTATATCGACTTGCTGGTTTTACTGGCGCAGTATATTTGATGCCAGTTGGCGGAGTAGAAAGTGTTTATACATTAAACAATCGTCGTGTAGCAGAACTAGCTATGAAGGCAGGCTTACGCTATAGTGATAGACTACAAGTGCCTTTATTTAAAAATGAATGGGGTACCTAAATGTTCTTTACGCTTTGTTTTACAATTGGTTGGATTATAATAATTTGTCTATTGTTAAGATGGACTAAGAATATCAATAGTGCTTGTACCGGTAATTGTAGACAAGGTAGAGATTGTAACTGTATGGAAAAGAAAAATGAAAAAACTGATTAAAAGATTATTTGGCATTGATAAGTTAGAGCAACAAAAAGAAGAAGCACTTGCCGCGGCGGAATTGGCTATGAATGCGGCTAAAGAAGCAGAAGAGGCCGCTGAATTGGCTAAAGCAACACCAAAAGACCGTGCAACTGCTCGTGGTGAACCATATGTAGCAGTTCTAGATACGCATGTTAATAAAGATAATGTTCGTAATGGCTTTTTTGAACTTGACTGGAACGACTTGTTTATAGTACAATTAAAGGACGCTGGATACGGTTTTGAAGGTGATCCAGATGAAGAGATTGTCGATCGTTGGTTTAGAGATTTAGCAGGTAACATGCTTGCAGAAGCAGGTGTTGCTAATCCAAGCCGTACAATTGGCGGTTATGTTAATGTAAACAGATTAGGTAACGGCAAAGCCGAAGTAGAATGACATATATTATAGTTGATACTGCTAACACATTTTTTCGTGCTAGACACGTAGTTCAAGGGTCGTCCGATATTAAACTCGGTATGGCATTTCATATTACTTTTAACAGTATCAAAAAAGCGTGGCAAGACTTTGGTGGCAGTCATATCGTATTCTGTCTCGAAGGTCGTAGCTGGCGTAAAGACTATTACAAGCCCTATAAGGCCAATAGACAAGAAACTCGTGCGGCTATGACTCAAAGAGAACAAGACGAAGATAAATTGTTCTGGGAAGCATTTGACGAGTTTAAGAATTTCATTACAGAAAAAACTAATGCTACTGTAATGCGTCACGAAAATTTAGAAGCTGACGATTTGATTGCAGGTTGGATACAAGCACATCCAGATGCAAAGCACGTTATTATTTCAACAGATGGCGACTTTGCACAATTGGTAAGTCCTACTGTTAGTCAATATAACGGCGTAGGTGATTTACACATTACACATGAAGGTATCTTTGATGCAAAAGGTAAACCGGTTAAAGACAAAAAGACAGGCGAGCCGAAGCCAGCACAAGACCCAGAGTGGATGCTGTTCGAAAAATGTATGCGCGGTGATACCAGTGATAATGTCTTCTCAGCGTATCCAGGTGTGCGTACTAAAGGTACAAAAAACAAAGTTGGTTTACTTGAAGCGTTCGAAGATCGTAAAGCCAAAGGATTTGCGTGGAACAATCTCATGCTTCAGAGATGGGTTGACCATAACGGATTAGAACATCGTGTGCTAGAAGATTATCAACGTAATGTTCAATTATGTGATTTAACAGCACAACCGGACGATATTAAAGAAAAGATTAAGGAAACGATTAAGGCTAATGCAGTTCCTAAAGACGTTAGCCAAGTAGGTATTCGTATGCTCAAGTTCTGCAATGCTTGGGATATGAAAAAGATCGCTGATAACATTCAGCAGTATGCAGAGCCATTTCAGGCAAAATATCAAGGAGAACTTAAATGAGTGCAATTTCAGAAAAACTAGTAAAAGCAAACGAGAGCTTTACCATCAACCGTTATGACAACGGCTTTATGATTGAAGTAGGTGGACGTGATGACAATGACGATTGGAAAAGTGCCAAAGTTATTGTTGGCAGTGAAGACGAATTAATCGATGCTATTAAAGAAGCATTAGCATTACCTTTGGCAGAATAAGGGGATAAAAATGGCAACATGGACCGTTAGAACATACTATAAAAAATCTTGCCAGGAAGTCGAACATTGGGTTCGAAGTGAAGGCGAAGGTCGACTCACAGTCACTAACGGTTTCCGTTGGGGTGAATGGACTGTAGAAACTTCAGATGATAATCCTCCAGAATTTGAGTTTACTTTTGTTCCCGGGGGTGATGGCAAAAAAGACAGTATCAATATGCTAGACTGCGAAGTTAACAACATTGAAAGTGTTGAACTTATTAGCATGGATGACGGCGGGTGCTGGTATGATATTGAATTTGAAGACCTCACTGAAGAAGAGGAAGAAGAACTTCAAGAATTCATCGATGAAAATAGTGTTTATGAATTAGAAGATCGTGAAGAAGATCCATGGAGTCAAGACGATAGCGAATGGTGGATCTGGGGTCCTATCGAAATTAAAAACGAAGCTGACGAAACTGTACGTATTATCTGTGCAGATGCAGATGGCAATGTAGTTGATTTTGTTGAAGAATGACAGAGATAAATACGTATATTACTAGTGCGCCTTCGGGGCCTAGTAATTGTGTGTACGAAACAACATGCCCAAATAAATTTACGGGGTGTAAGGAGAAAAATATGACAGAGATACATGCCAAGCCTATTGTGGATGGTAAGTTTTGGATCGTAGAGCAAGATGGCTCTAAGGTTGCAACACTACACAAAAAAGAAAATAATAAATTCGTCTTAAGTAGTACTAACGGCGAAGTTATGTTTAACAAAAAACAAGACTTAACTAAACAGTTTGGAGAAGGATTTTTCCTAACCAGCACCAAAGTTAAAGTTACTCAACCAGAAGTCCATGAATGTCACGGATTTCCAACAAGTTCAAAACCCTTTAATCCAATGTACAATGTACAAGAAAAATTACCATTGTTTACTAAGAGCAATGCTAGTAAAAGTTTGTACTGTGCAGGTTATTACACAATCAAGTTTAATAAAGGTTGGGTTAAATCATTTTGTCCTAAACTAATTACATTAGAACGTAATGAATATAAAGGTCCATTTAAAAGTGAACTTGAAATGAAACAGGTACTTGCTAATGCAAAATCAGATTAATTTAACACCATTAACACAATTTGCACAAATACTAAGAGCCGCTGAATTAAGTCAAAGTAAAGAAGTTAAAATGACTATTCAGCAGGCTCGCTTACTTGGCCTAGCCTTAGTAGAAATACAAGATAAAGTAAATCGAGACTATGAAAGTATGTTTAATAGCCTTAAAGGTTATGTAAGTCAAGAAGAAGTACAAATTGAAATTGACGGCGGTGGGTTTAGCGACAAGTAAGGATAAATATATGCGTATATATCTGGGGTATGCATATTATGAGTCGACCAAAACCTAAGGTACTATTAGAGTACGTTAACAAGAAGAACTATAAGGCTGAGCAGATTTTGGAGGCTGATGCCATTTGGGCAGTATTTTATAAAAACGAACCATTTAATTTAAAATCGTTTAATAGCATTGTTAATTATCCCGGACCTAAGTATAAAAAAGTTTCTTTTTCAAATCCTGGCCACGCACATAATTTGGCAAAGAAATTGAATTTACAGTTTGGAACTGAGGATTTCCAAGTTGTTATGCTAACACAAGGTACAATAATAAAATGATTTCTCGAAATACCCTAACTAAGATTTTTTTAGAACAATGGGGTAAAAGTGCAGACGAAGCAAATCTCGAAATGTACAATCGTACTTGGTGGCAATCAAATAGATCTGGTAAACAATCATTTCGATTAAGTGATACAGGATACATGTTCTTAGTGCAAGAACTGTCGTTAAGAGAATACGAAATTCCCTTTACTGAACCAATTGAGCTCAGTCCCCAAACTATTATATTTTTGGAAAGATATTTAGACACTCCATATTATCTTACCAATCAAAGCATTACTGTGTTTACTGAACGCAAGAGTTTTGAGCTAATGTTGTTTTCAGACGACATTAGAAAATTTGGCTTAATTAAAGCCATAAATGAGCGAGAAAAAGATCTAGATTCGCATTGACTTTCCTACAAGTTGACTGTATAATTACTACTGTAACGAAACAAATACAGTTCACCTTTAACTAAGATAGGAAACAAAATGGCAAAAGAACTAGTAACCCGTACAGTGGGTCCAAAAGGCGCTAAAAAGTCTTTGCGTAAGGCTTTTAATAGTAAGCGTCCAATCTTTATCTGGGGCCCTCCAGGTATTGGTAAATCAGATATCATTAAACAGCTAGGTGAAGAACTTGGTGCTCACGTAATTGATGTACGTTTGAGCCTTTGGGAACCTACTGACATTAAAGGTATTCCATATTTTGATAGCAATGAAGGTACCATGCGTTGGGCACCTCCTTCAGAATTGCCAAGCAAAGACTTTGCATCAAAGCATAAACAAATTATCCTTTTTATGGACGAGCTTAATTCAGCGGCTCCTAGCGTACAAGCGGCGGCTTATCAGTTAGTTCTTAATCGTAAAGTTGGCACATACGAGTTGCCAGATAACGTAGTAATGGTTGCCGCTGGTAACCGTGAAACTGACAAGGGTGTTAGCTATCGTATGCCTAGCCCGTTGGCTAATCGTTTTGTTCACTTGGAAATGACAGTAGACTGGGATGACTATTTTGAGTGGGCTGTTGATAACGGTGTTCACCCAGATGTTATTGGTTTCCTAACATTTAGTAAAAAGGACTTATACGATTTTGATCCAAAATCTAGCTCACGCTCTTTTGCTACACCACGCTCTTGGTCTTTTGTAAGCGAATTGCTTACAGATGACGATGTTGATACTGAAACACTAACAGATTTGGTGTCAGGTTCAGTTGGTGAAGGACTTGCTATTAAGTTTATGGCTCACCGTAAACATGCGTCCAAAATGCCTAACCCATCAGATATTTTGAGTGGTAAGGTTAAAAAGATGGACTCAAAAGAGATTTCAGCTATGTATTCTTTGACTGTGTCATTGTGCTACGAGCTTAAAGACTCTTGTGAAAAGAAAGCCAAAAACTGGAACGATCAAGTTAACTACTTCTTCCAATTTATCATGGACAATTTTGAAACAGAATTGGTTATTATGGGTACTAAAATTGCTCTTAGCCAATACAAGTTGCCGTTGGATCCAGATGAAATTAAGTGCTTTGACGACTTCCACGCTAAGTTTGGTAAGTACATTAGCGCCGCAACTGAGAAGTAATTTGGCTTAGTACCAATTGACACCTCCTACGGGAGGTGTTATAATATATACATACGTAAAAGGAGCAAGTATGTCACATTCAGATCCAGTCATAGACAAAATTATTGTAGCTCGTGTAGGTTTGCTTTTAAAGCATCCGTTTTTTGGTAACATGGCTACACGTTTGAAGATTCAGGAAGCAGAAAAATGGTTGCCAACTGCCGCAACAGATGGTCGTAACATTTATTTCTGTCGTGAGTTTTTTGAAAAACTTACCGTTAAACAGGTAGAGTTTGTCATTGCACACGAAATCTTACACAATGTTTTTGATCACATGACACGTCGTGAAGGACGCGATCCTCAAATCTTTAACATTGCCTGTGACTATACTGTTAACGGACAATTAGTGCGAGACCATATCGGTGATCATCAAATCCCAGATATTAAAATCTTTCATGATCCTAAATATTACGGCATGAGTGCTGAAGAAATTTATGATAAGATTTATGACGATATGGACGAGGAACAATTGAATCAACTTGGTCAATTACTCGACGAGCATATTGATTGGGAAAAAGAAGGTAAAGATGGTCGCCCAACTTTAAGTAAAGAACAACTAAAAGAAATTCGTGACGAAATTCGCGAAGCAACAATTCAAGCGGCACAAGCCGCAGGTGCTGGTAATACTCCTGCAAGCGTACAACGTATGATTAAGGAACTTACAGAACCTAAAATGAATTGGCGTGATATTTTGCGTCAGCAAATCCAAAGTGTTATTAAAAATGATTACACATTTATGCGTCCTAATCGTAAGGGTTGGCACATGAATGCAGTATTGCCAGGTACACAATTTAAAGAAACAATTGATATTTGCGTAGCAATTGATATGTCAGGATCAATTGGTGATGAGCAAGCAAAAGACTTCTTGTCAGAGATTAAAGGCATTATGCAAGAATATCAAGACTTTAAAATTAAAGTATGGTGTTTTGATACTAAAGTGTATAACGAGCAAGATTATGATGGTTATACAATGGATGAGTTTGACGAGTATGAACCAATGGGTGGTGGCGGAACTGAGTTTGATGTCAATTGGGAATACATGAAGGAAAATGACATTGAACCCAAAAAGTTCATTATGTTTACAGACGGTTATCCTTGGGGTAGCTGGGGTGATGAAAACTACTGTGATACAGTATTCATCATTCACGGCAACGATAAGATTGTTCCACCATTTGGAGAATATGCTTATTACGAATTTGCAAAAGTAGGCGCATAATGGCATTAAAGACAGGTAAACCTAATCCTCTTAATTATTTTAACTTGCGGAGGGTTGAGTTTGCCTGTCCGCATTTTAAATATACTACATTAGATAAGTACAATCCAAACTTTATCAAATCTATAGACAATTGGATCCGCCATAACTTAAATAATAGGTACTACATAGGACAAAGTCTTGAGTTAGATCACACTAACACAATCGTATATATTACTATGATTGGTTTTGAAAGTGAAAAAGAATTAAGTTTTTTCAAGATTGCCTGTCCACTTTTAGAACAAAGATAATTAAGTAAGTACAGATTATATTAAGGAGATACCATGACTGATACAACACAAACCCCACAACAAGCAGATCCAGCCGCACAAAGCACTGACCTAACAATTAATGACTTAAACGCACTTAAAGTTATTATCGATATTGCTAGCTCACGTGGCGCATTTAAACCAAATGAAATGGTAGCAGTTGGACAAACATATACTAAGTTAACTACATTCTTGGATGCAGTAGCTAAACAACAACCACAAGGTCAACAACCGGCAGACGCCACAGCGCCAGCTACAGGAGCTTAATATGGCTGAACTTAAACACGTGGCACGTGTCAAAGCTACTAATAAAAAATGTTTAGTAGCTTATCGCACATTGCCAGGCGATGCATATAATTGCCTAATTATCCCAACAGAAAATCTACCAGATATCTATCACGATGCACTTATTAATCTAGTAGAGAGTGGCAGTGGTCAAGACAGCTATGAGTTTGCAGAAGCTCTAGCACGTACACAATTTCCAGATGGCGCAACAATGCTTCCAAGCCTACATGCTTCAGGAAGACTAATTAAGGCACCAACTAGCGATATTGAAATGACTCCAACACCGGCAACAGCTATTTTACTTTCAGAGTTAAATCAAATTATTGCCGAACAACGTGGTCTTGCGGTAGATGATTTGGCAATGAAGGATCCATCTACACCTAGCAAGGCGGCTGATCCAAAATCTATTCCAGCTGACCCAACTGTTAAAGCTGATACTCCAAAAGCAACTGCTAAAGTAGTAGAAGCACCTGATGCTAGTGCTAGCCCAGAAGAGCAAGCAAAATTCTTCCGTAGCCAAGCAGATGCATTGGCTAAACAAGCCGCTGAAATGCGCCGTAAAGCAGAAGCGTTAGTTCCTACTGTAAAGAAGAAGGCTAAAGATCCAGCGTGACGAAATCGGGAAGAAAACTTCCCAAAGACGTTATTGAAAAATGGCCAGAAGTTTTTAGTGAGGTAAAGCTCAATGTGTTACCTCTCAGGTATCTCCATACCGTTCTGGTCAATTTTAAGGATGGCAAGATTTGGGAAATAAAAATAACAGCAAAGACACGTCGAGAAGGTTGGCAGTCTTTTGAAAAAAATCTAGCGGAAATTTGTAAAAATTACGAAGACAACATCCACGATGTTGACTTTAAATTAGATACAGAAAGCATTCGCAAAGATATGGAAAAACAAACCCAACAATTTTTAAAGAAAAAGAAACTATAGATGAATGTTAAACTACTAAGTTATAGTCAGCCAACAGCAGAGTTTGAAGCATTAGGTATTAGCGATGCTCAAGAACTTATTGCGTATTGCGCAAGAGTATCAAATCCCTCCAACCAACTTAACACAGAAACAAGTGAAAAACTCATCAAATACCTCATCAGACATCAACACTGGAGTCCACTCGAAATGGTTTCAGCTTGCATGGAAATTACGACAACACGAGATATTGCACGGCAAATCTTGCGACACAGAAGTTTCAGCTTCCAAGAGTTTAGCCAACGTTATGCCGACCCAACGGCAGAGCTTGATGATGCGTTTGTACTACGAGAAGCAAGATTTCAAGACACCAACAATAGACAAAATAGTGTAGAGTTTGATATGAATAATAACGAGCAACGTCTATTAGCTATTGAATGGGAACGTGCTCAGAAACGTGTACTGTGGGCAGTTAAGCAAGAATATTCTTGGGCTATTAAGAATGGTATTGCTAAAGAACAAGCTCGTGCTGTATTGCCCGAAGGACTTACAGTAAGTCGTTTATATATGAATGGTACACTACGCAGTTGGATTCATTTTATTGAGTTACGTAGTGCAAATGGTACTCAGAAAGAGCACCAAGAAGTTGCTATAGAATGTGCTAAAGTAATAGCTCAGGTTTTCCCTCTAGCCAACGATCTTTTAGCCAAATAAAATCATTTATCTTAGCAAGTGCCTCCTTATTGGAGGCATTTTTTTCACCATATTCACGACCTTGGATAGCACCCATATAAGCATATCCGCCAAATTGCGCATGTTGATTTAACTTACACCAGAAATATAATCTAGCCAAAGACTCTTCATTATTAATTACAGCTAATTTACAACATTCTCTAAAAGCACTACGCCAAGTACTAAACTCATCTGTATTAAATGCTGTAATGTTACTTACTGTATCCATGGCTTTAAATTTACTGCTAATACTCATAGTCATATCAGTAGTATTGGTATCCATGTTTATAGTCATTTGTTTTGGCAATAATTTTACTCCTCCGTATCCATAACTTAAATTATTAATAGGATTAATACTACGCCAAACATGGACTACATCCAGCTCGTCATCTGGAACTTTATAATCAAAATTGAAATCATTTAATATAACTGCATCGCCATCCACTACCCAGAACATACGAGTAAAACATTTCTTTGCCGCGGCAATGTGTGCTTGATGTATTCCTTTGACACCATCTACACGTTTTGCTCTAGGAAAACGTTCTTTTAGGCTAGCAAAATTTTCTTCTGCATCTGGCTCATTATATGAAATAAAAACTATATCGTACATTATCGTCTTCTAATTACTCGAGGTGTATTTAAGTAGACGGTTTTAAAAAACTTACTACCAGCTGGATCTAAATTGGCAATTTCTAATTCACTATGCTTCATTAAATATTTGCCTAAAAAATTTATATATTCTGTTATTTTTTCTGGCTCTGCTTGTTCGTGTGTTGTTTCCCAATGAGTAGTTAACCATTCAAAATCGCGAACGTTTGCATAATCCCAGTCAGTAAACATTGTCATGTAACAGCCTTCTCTAGCACCTAATACACTCCAAATACCGTTTTCAACATCTGCACCTACTGTACACCAAACTAATAATCTATGATAGTTTTGCCACCATACCTTTTTTAAATCATTAGTTTTCATACCTTGATTTAAACTCATCTTAACACCTTCACGGAATCCGGCACGCCACGCTTGGAAAGGCGTAGCATTTGTAAAACTTTCTGAATAGCTATCATTAAATTGATAATATTTGTCGTCGAAACAAAATTCTACACGGCCTTTTGCATCATCAATTGCGGCATTTTCATGTGTACGCATATTGTTAACAAACTCTTTAGTCCACAGTTTTAGTCCACCATTGCCATACATAAGTCCATTAACATGAATTTTACCACACCATGAAAATACATTTTCACTTGTTAGTCCTAATGCATCTAAGTCAATTTCAACTTCTAAAAATTTAGGATCTACAATATTGTCTGCATCCACTGTAACAAAATACTCAGTATCACTTAATGCCGCACAGGCCTTGTGTGCGGCATCACTACCTTTAACTCCATGAACACGTTTTGCCCAAGGCACTTTAGTAAGTAAGTCTGCATAATTTTTTTCAGCATTTGGTTCATCGTAGCTGAGAAAGATGATGTCTTGTTCAATTATTTTAATTTTTGTCATTTATTTTTAATCCGTAACTTTGAAATATTATTTGACTAGACACTGATATTTTTTCAATTTTTGTTTCTACATTACTAGCAAATGGTATTGTAATACTTTGATTTTCTACTAGTTCTTTTACATCTATAACTATACTTCTAATTAAAAAATCAAAATCATCTTTAAGCATTATAAAAAAGATAGTTTTAGTTAACACATCATTTTCAATTCTAATTTTAGCTTTTTTACTTAATTTAAAATTCCATGTTTTATCAGTTTTATTCCAAGTAACTGTTAGTTCAGTGTCTTTTGTAGGAGTCTTGTTTATCCATTCAAAAATGTTATTTCTAAATCCGTAAAGTTGTTCTGCTATTTGTATAATAGTTTTATGAGTGGTACCATCTACATTTTTAGCATACCCAATCATATGCTCGTGTAGCTTTTTTTCTCCAGTAATAAATGGTATATAATCTTCATATTTGATTTCAAGACTACCTTCATCAAGTACAGTAGGTTCGTTTGAAACTGAACGAATCACTCCAGTTTGTTTACTGTAGTGAGCCCAATACTTCTGCTCTGGCGAAATCATATACTTATTTGTCATTATGTAATTCCTCTAGCTGATCAAGTATAGTTTTAGTAACAAAATCTTTTTCCACATAATGAAATAATTTAGTTTGTTTAATATTTGATACAATTAACTCGCCTCGACTGTTTAAAATCCAAGGAATAGTATCTTGCCATCTAGTAGCACTATCAGGCCAATCTTGTAATGGAATTTTCATGTGTATAAATTCTAAAGGGCTACAATTATCAATTACATAATTATATTCGCCTGAAATTTCAACTGCAATAGCTGTAGCTAAATCCATGCTTAACCAATTTTGATAATAGTCGGGTGCAAACTTTGTCCAACACCATTCCCAATTATTACATACAAATTCTAATACTTTATAAAAAGATTTTGCGGCATCATTCTTTTTAAAATAATGCAATGCATAATATGGATTAGTTAAATTGTTTGCCTTAAATGCTTTTCTGTGTATTGTATCAACAACTGTTTCTAATTTATGATTTTTAATTTGATTACAAAATTTAACATCATAATTTCTACAATAATGCCACCATTCACTTATATCTTCTAACAATAACATATCTGTATCTAATACTATTGTTTCGTCATACGGAGTTACGTGATATAATTTCCAACGATGCTCTGCGGCTAGAGGACTATTTTCTGTTTCTTCAAACCAAGGAATAGGAATGATTTGATCAAAAACTTCTCTATATTTTTTAGGTACATCACTATTAGTTACTAGTGAAACTGAATTAATTGTAGGCTGACTAGATTTAATACTTAACGCAAGAGCATAGGCTTGTGTAATATAATCTACCCTGTCAGTATTTTGTGCAAATAAAAGAAATCCTTTAGACACCTGAACCTCCTGTAATATATCGGCTTAGACTAAATTTATTCATAACGTGTACGTCTAATCCTGTAGTTTTTACAGCAGTATATTCACCGTAAAATTTTTGTTTCTGTACTAGAAAATTCATTTTGTTGTCAACTGCATTAACTAAAAAATCTTTATCGCTGATGTATATCATTTTTCCAGGAAGTGCTGTTGCAAAATCGCCATTTGTTTTGCCATTCATAATGTGTATAGCAATACTAAAAGCAAAATCATTTCTATATGTAAATGCAGTAATGTTATAGAGCGTTTTAAAATAAATCCAGTTTTGTTTAATATATTCTACTAGAGTAAAAAAACTATCCATTATAGCATTTTTATTGAATATAAAAACTGTAGCCCAATAAAAAGGAACACTATATCTATTGATTCTTTTAAAATCAGTTGTGTCTCTATCTAAGGCTAAATCAAAACTACTTTGATATATTTGGAAATCGTGATCGTTATCCAATGCTGTTTTTAACAATGGAGAGTTAATAACATAATCGCTATCTAAAACTAGTGTGCGATCGTAAGGTGTTAAATCGTAAACTTGGCTACGTGTCCAATTTTTCCATTCGGTAAATTTTGAAGATAATGAGCCATCATGGAACATTTTGCTTTGAACTAATCCAGATGGCTGTACTTCAATAACTGAATCAAACTCATGGTTGGGATAGTTTTCCTCTAACCATTTTTTATTATCTGTTACTAAAGATACCGGAATATCTAAATATTGTTTAGCACGGCTAGCCGCAAATACTGCTAGCTGGACATAATCAACTGAATGATTATTTTGAGCAAATATAAGTGCGCCTGTTGTCATAGTTCAACTATATCTGCAATTTTTCGTTTTGTTTTAATTTCTGAATATTTTACTGTGTACTCATTTAGAGCTTCGAAGTAAACTGAAACTATGTTATCTAAAAATTCCTGTACATTAGGAATTACCACTGGAAAATCATTTGCATCTAAAAATGGAACATCTGAAATATGTCCTAACTCTATAACTGTTTTAATAAATGCAATTAACTCAGGGGAAACTTTAAATGTAGATCCGTTAGTGTAGTAAACTAATTTTTGTTTATACTCTTCCGATATCACTCTGCGTTGATTTGACAATGTGGCCGCATAATTAGCTACAGCAAATGCTTTTTCAATTCTTTCGTCCATAATAAACTCCGTAGTGTATAATATTACACTATGTAGTTAGCTGTGTCAAGAGCTTAGGATAAATTAATTTGATTAATTGCTTGAGAAACTAGCACCGATACCCGAAGCTGGATAAAATGCACTAGCCGAAACGTTTGAACTAGACGGATAAATTGCGGCTACCGTACTAGTTATTTGACCAGTGATAGCATAGTATTGCGCTTGAGGATATCCTGCCGACGGATATGTGTTTATACCACGGCTAGTATAAGTGTTGCCATAATACATTCTAAAAGTTAATACAGGCGCATTGTATTGAACAGTAATCCAAAATCTATCAGCAGTGCCACTAGTGTAAAGACCGTCACCGATGGTTTTACTGAATATAGTAGTTTCTGTATTTGTTGCGTTGATAAATCCAGTAGATGGGCTAATCACACCTGCTTGATATCCACTGCTTGATGTACTGCTACGTCCATAAGTAATTGTACCAGAACTGCTTAATAAATTAAACCAATCATTATCTAGAGTTGCAGGACTTTGAGCACCACCTGAAGTTTGATACTGATTTAAATTTGCACTTAGATTAATTATGCTTCCTGTATTAAAGAAATAAGTTGCGTAAGCGGAACTAGAAAATGTCATAGTTACTGTATGAGTTGCAGTTTTGCCAACACCTACGTTCACATAATTTAAACTACTTACTGTTGCAGAAGTTACTGTGTCTGCTGGAAGACCGTAATATTGAGATGGATTATTAAGAGCTGTGGCCGCTGTCAAATATGCGGCTCTATCAGAATCTTTAATAACTAAACTTGAAGATGCTGTGGTTATAGATGGGCGAGCAATACCTAAATGATCTGCAATTCTAAACATATCATTTTGTAAAGCATTCCATTCAGCTACTGTAATTTTTGTAGCGTTACTAGCAGGCGGTGGAGCGGCCACTGCACTACTGTTTAAATTTGTTTGTCCATATTGTGTTGAAAGAACTGCGGCTATTTGAGCATAGATAGCGTTATATTCAGCAATTTCAATTTGGTTATTTACACCTGCTGTCATATTTGTCTCCTTAAACTACTTATGCGGTTAGAGGAGTAGTGATGACAGGAGTTGGCAAATAATTAGTTGGCGTAGTCATTGATACATAATTGCCTGATGCGTACCAAATAGTAAGATTATTTGATATTGTAGCAGTAACTGGAGTATCTATAGAATATGTTAAACTATCACCCGGACTTTGTCCAGAAGCAACTTTAGTTTGTGCTGTAGAAAGATCTTGAAGTTGCATGGTAATTGTTAAAATTGTACCAGCTGAATTCAAATTACCAGTGATGGTATAAGCATTTGGGGCATACAACTGCGAAGATGTAGTAATAGTATACAATAGTTGTGTAATATTTCGGTTAGCGTTAAAATAACTCCAACCATAACTAGATCCAGATCCGTTGCTGTTTGAAGAACTAACTCCGGCGTAATTAAAAATTACATTGCCCATTTGTGACAATAGAACTGCCCAAGAATAATCTTTAGTATTAACTGTACCAGTTTGTCCTGAAGTTGCATTACCAGATATTACAATCGATCCGCCTGTATTAAAATAATATTGTGCGGCTGCGGCATTTGGGAAAGTTAATGTAACTACTTCAGAAATTGTACCTTCCTCGTTTGGCTGTTGTCCTTGATTAATTACAGCAGTACCGCCCGATGTACTTCCCCAAGGACTTGAAGCGCCAACTCTAATACTTGGTGCTAAAAATACGCCTGCGGCAACTTGTGTTTGCTCTGAACTGTTAGAACTAATAGAATAACAACCAGGATATGTTACTCCGCCAATTGTAGTAGAAACTGGATTAGCAAGAGCTTGTGCTACTGCAAGGTATGCGGCTCTGTCTGCATCTTTAACTTTAACTGCTGGAGCCGCATTAGTATAGGTTGTTGAACCAATTGCTTGACTTATTCCAGTACCGTTTGAAGGGATCGTTAAAGCATAACTATTAAATTTTGGACCAGTATTAAGTTGATGATAATTTATAGCAGTAATATCATACAATAGTGCTTGCCATTGACTTGCTTGAATAACTTGGGTAGTTGAAACTTGACTACTTTGAACTGGTTGTCCGTAAGTATTTGCTAATAGATTATTTACTATTCCTTGAATAGTATTATAATCGTTAGCGGCAATGATTGTTCCTATACCTGTCATTTAATTCTCTCTTTTTACTGTCTGTTATTTATTTTTATAAGATTACGCATTCAACAAGAGTGATATTTCCGTCTGCACAATCTTCTAGAGCCACTGCAAAACAGATGTTGCTAGTATTATCGCCACCAAAATATCCAGGAATACTTGCGGCTAAACCATCACCGTATGGTGCTAGCATATCGCCCTTAGAGCATCCGCCAAATACTTTAACTGGCACACGACCTTTTAGAGCAACATAAACTCCGCCTACTAAATCTTTATTCATCATAAAAGCTGGATTTTGGCTAATTACACCGATAGCTTTATCTCCATATGATGCTCCGCGTACTTCAGCAGGGCCACCTACTGCCATAACTGTACCTACATCGTATGTACGTGATGGATCAGGAAGATATTTTTCTGCTAAGTCAGCGTATTGTGCCGCTGTAGCAGTACCATTGAATACATTAGCATAGATATTAGCACTGCTATCTCTAGCGGCAATAGTTCCAGCTACTGCACTTGTACTAGCTGTTACATAAACGTTATTTACGTTAAGCGCATCTGCTTGTTGTGCTGTTCCATAGTGATAACTAGCATAAACTGCGGCCCATTGTAACAAACTTGTTCCTAAATTACTTGTTCCACTTTGTCCCGGTGTAACATCATTACCGTTAATAATTAAAGGATTTTTTGTTGATCCAGAAACTAACGTTTCAAATGAAATTTGTGAACCGTTAATGTTTTGAATTGTTGGTGTTGTTTGATTATAATTATAAATTGCTAGTTTAGAAATTGGACTACCAACTGTAAAACCAACGTCTGCAAAGTTAACTAATGAACTAAATTGCGGTGTTCCTGTGTTTAGAACGAAATCGCTAATAGTATGTCCGTTTAATCTATCGGAGTTAGTAGCAGTTCCCCAGAAACGTTGGCTTCCAGATGTTTGTCCATTACTTGCTTGCTGTGTATATTGTAAAGTAACGCCTTGTTGAATGTAATCAAAACCAACGATTGGGTTAGTTGTGCCATTTAACTGGAATGGAGCATCACTTCCTGCAATCGTAAATACTGTTTGACCGTTAACAATACCTTGAATAATAGCATGGCTAACATTACTAGTGTCAAGAACACTAACTGATTGCATTTGTGTAGTGCCTGCACCAGTAACTTCTTGTGGGCCAATTAGAGTAAATGTGCTACCTGTCCATGCATACAACTGATTACTTTGTGTATTAAACCAGAAATCACCCTGTGTTAGTCCTGTTGGAGCTGAAGAACCAATTTCAGCGCCTCCGGTGTTACGGAAATTAGTGCCGTCCCAGAATTTTAATTTTTTATTGCCGCTGTCATACCAAAGTTGTCCTGCAAGTGGGTTTGGAGGGCTACTTGTATTTGCAAAATTCTCTAACAACCATACAAAGTTGTCGTTCTGTGCTTGCCCATAACCGGCGTAATTTTTACCAATCAGAGTTAAATCTGTGGATGTATCTACTGTTCCGTCAGAAACTGTGGTTAGTAATGTACCGTTATAATGGTTAATTGTGTATGACATGGTTGTCGCTCGTCCTTATTTCAGTGTATTTATCATAGTTTGAGCTGTTAGAAGGTTCCTAACGCTACTCGCTTCCATGTAGCATTACCTGTTGTTCCGCCCGATACGCAAATATATAGGTAATTAGTGTCCCAAGCAAACTGCCCAGTAGAGCCAGCGGCTGTACTGCTTGCTGGTGTTTTAGTTGTCGCTATTCTAAATGTTCCGTTTACATCTAATGTTGTCTTTGGTAAGTTAGATGAACTATATCCGCCAACTCCAACAAATAATGTTGTACCATTTATATACAAACTTTGTGTAGTTGGATTTGAATTTGATGAACTAATTTGAAAATCTTGACCAGCAATATTAGATAATATCTCAAAAGTACCATAACTAGTGTTTACTGTCGTGTAACCTGCAGTACCAAGACGTAATGGAGTTGAATTTTGTATTGAAAGTGTTCCGCTAGTCGACGATGCTGATGTAGTTGACAAGAAACTATTAGCATTTTTTAATGATCCGTCTGTTGGGCTTAACAAATAACTTGCTTGACTTACGGGAACGTTAAAAGTAATACCGCCGTATGTACTTACATTAAATCCAATTTGTAAAGTACCGTAAATTGCAGTCATCGATGTTGATGCAAGTGTAGCATTAGTACTTACTAGGTATTGTCCAACTCCGCCGTTTGCTGTTACACCGTTAACTACTAAACTAGTGATAACTGTATTTGGAAGTATTCCAACTCCGGTTATTGTTTGTCCCACCGCAAGTGTGTTAGTTGAACAAGATGTAACAGTTAAAGTTGTTCCTACTTGGCTTGCTGTTAAAGTTATAGTATCTGTAAACCCAGTAATTGCAGTTGCAGGAGTAAAAGACTCCTTGGCAAAGATGCCCATTAAGGTATTAGCAACATATAAAGATACAATAGTATGGCTAACACTTAACGTATCTAATATTGTACTCACAACAAATCCGCTTTGTCCTTGTTGTTTTGTATACAAAGGGCCTGCAAGAGTTGTTTCAGTTCCATCATTAAAATATAACTGGCTTGTTGTACTATTAATCCATAATCCGCCGGTAGTTAGCCCGCTAGGCACTGTGCCTGATACAATAGTATTACCGGTTGGAGTAAAAGTCGAACCGTTGTACACTTGCAATAAATTTTGACTTGTATCATACCATAACTGCCCTTTAACAGGATGATTTGGTTGACTAGTATTTGCAAAATTTTCTAACAAATGCACAAAGTTATCATTAATGAATACTCCGTATCCCGATGTATTTTGACCAATCAGCGTTAAATCTGTAGTGGTTTGATCGATACTACCATTAGCTACAGTAGTTAATGTGTTGCCGTTAGTTAAAAGAATTGAATATGTCATTAGCTTAGTCCTGCGCCAGTAAATATTATGTAGTTAACAGCCATGAATGGGTTTAATAAGTTTACACTTTCACCAGTTGCACCTGCTGTCATACCTGCTGTTTGTTTTAATGCGTATCCTGATCCTGATGAACTAATGCTATAACCTGAGGCAGTATTGTTGCTCGGATCCGCTACTCCGCCATTTAATCCTGGAGCATAGTATTGTGCAGTTCCGTCATTCAATGAATGTTCGTGTTGCGGTATTTGATTAACATCTAGTACTGTTCCGTCAGTACCGCCTACTGCACCTAACACTTGTGTAAGATTTTGATTAGCTTTTACAGTTATTGTAGTTGCTGTTCCTGTTTGTCCACCAGTGTTAACTGTATGTCCACCACCGTCAAGTGCTTGAGTAAAGCCGTTGATGTTACCGTAGTTGTTCATGTTAGTTACACCTAGCGGCATACGTCCACGCATATCAGGTAAAGCAAAAGTGTTTACACCTTGTAAACTGCTCTGTGCTTTATAAATGTATCCAATTGCTAAGAATAGTTGATTATATACTGCGGTGCTAACTTCACTTCCGTCACATAGTAACCAACCTGCTGGAACAGCGGCCACTGGTCCAGCAAATGGCATCATAACACCAACTGGTATAGAATATAATCCTACTCCAGAAAGGAATGTTTGTCTAGTCATACGAACTAGATTTGACGAAGTTCCTGATGTTTGTAACACTAACATCTGGTCTGTTGCCGCTGCCGAAGTAGCTTGTGTCTTTGGATTATCTGAAGATCCTGCAATTAAACTTGAGTTAGCAACTACATTTAATGTAGCTGGACCCGAATTACCTGTAAAATTAACAGTTGATGTAGTAATCACATCTCCTGTTATACTAAATGCGGTTGCATTTTGTAGTGCGGTTGCTGTTCCTGTAGCATTACCTAAAACTGTTCCAGTAAATGTTCCGTTAAAACTTCCAGTGAACGTATTTGCATAAACGTTTCTAAAAGGTTGTGTTAAAGAACCAATATCAAATAAAGGACCTGATGAAGATGTTGCTGGTAAAATTACTGAACCACCACTCGTTCCAGATCCAACAGTTACTACACCGCCTACTGTTAAATTTCCTGTGCTTGTAGCATTTAAAGATGTACTAATTCCACTAACAGGATTAATTGAAAATACTGTAGTCGGGTTAGGACTTCCGCCGTCTGTGACAACAAGTCCGCCAGCCAGTCCTGCAATACCTGAAGTAATTACACCTCCTACACTTAATGCACTAGAAGGGCTTGTATTTCCTACACCTAATCCAATGTTGCCTGAAGGATCTAAATGTACTAATGTGTTTCCGTTTACACTAAATTCAATACTTTTTGTAGTACTCTTTGAAAATATAGTGTATGCAGTATTACCTTGAGAAATATTAAAACTTAAATCTGTACCAATACTTAAACCGCCAGCATTTCTAATGTTCAATGCGCTGTTACTTGTACTAGCTACATCACCTCTTAAAAAATTTGCGGCTGGAACTGTTGTACCGCCAACTAACAATGCATCAGCTGATGTAGCTGTTCCAATAAATCTTGTTGGGTTAGTTGTTAAGTCGCTATCTATTGTACTTAAATTAACACCTTCCTGTATTGTTGGAAAGCCTAATATACTAACTTTAGGAACAAATGAATCTTTACTAATTATCGATACTCTATAAGATGAATTATCTGTAGAGCTAGAAACATACATTGAAATAACTGAATGGCTAACGTTTGTTGTATCTATTATTGTTTCAACAATTGGACCTGTTTGCAAACCTGCACTAAATGTAGGACCAACTAGCAACCATGTTGCGCCAGAGAACAAATATAGTTGACTGTTAGTAGTATCAACCCATAAGTCACCGGCAACACTAGCCGATACGCTTGGCTGATTTGATGCTGTTGCTTTCTTTAATGCTCCTGCCTCTACCCATTGTGTACCGTTGTACACTCTAAGAATATTTGCTCCTAATGAAGTATCATACCATAGTTGTCCTTGTACAGGATTTAATGGTGCCGAACTGTTGGCAAAATTTTCTAATAAATGTAAAAAATTACTAGCTATAACAGGACCGTATCCTGAATAGTTTTGTCCAACAAACGACAAACTAGTCTGATTGTTTAGTGCGGCGTCTGCAACTGTAATCGGTGGCTTAGCAGGATTAGTTGAGTCAGAGAACGAAACTGTATATGTCATCTACTGCTCCTTAAACATTTACTAAGCCAGTAAGGCTTTGAATACGAACTGTATAGTCAATCTGTATCAATCTGTTTAGACTTTTTAACACAGGGTGGAAAATAACATGAGTTAGTAATAAACTTTCGCCAGTTGGGCTATAACTTTGTAGTCCTAATTCGTCAAATACATAAGTTGTTTCGCCATTAACTGTTGTATCGTACGCGGCTTGACCGCTAGGCTCGCCGTAATCTAATAAACATGTACAAAAAATATCGCTGTAGTTTTGTCCAGTAACGTGTCTAACTTCGGTAAAATTACGTGTTGGATCTAAATTAGTACTCGAACTTCCGTCAATAACCTTTTCATAAGTTTGATTATACAAACTAGCATTAGTACCTGTAGTATTTGGTGTTAGATATGTAATAATTCCGGTTGGATCGATACTAGTTCCGCCGTTTCCAAACGCCATTGAGTAAATAAACCCTTGACCGTTGTTAATCATAGTATTAGCCAACGCTATACTCATATTTTCATAATGGATAGCATTGCGCTTATTAATGAAAATTTCCTTAGAAACGGGATCATATATCTTAATATGTCCCTCAATATGAATTCCTGTGGCGTCTTTTGTCTGCATACTAATCTCTCTTTATGTTATATTTATCAATATTTATAATGTGCTATTTTAACTCTTGTAGTCCGTGTACCAAATTCCAAGTTCTGCTCTGATAAAGTTAGCAATAGCGGAACTATCATTTAAGATATTAACTGATGGCGCAACTGTTTGATTAACTGTTGTTCCGGATTTGTTACCGTCCCATGCTATTCCTGATCTCTTAACTACTGTTACTTGTGTGCCAAGGGACAGCGGATTTGTTAAAGTTATAATCGAAGTTGTTCCGTCGACAATAAAGTCTTCGGCAAAATTTACATCGCCGGCAGGGCTATATGGTGCTTTGTTAATGTTAAACACACTGTATGCTGATTTTCTTAATCGAATATTTTCTACAAAGAAATACCAGTTAGACAAATCATTACCAAACGATGATGAACTTGTGTGTGCAGTTGAACATCTATAAGTATATGCGCCCACTGACACAATAGTTCCTACCTTATACGCAGTGTCTGGGGACCATGATACATTATCGTAACCTCCAACAAACACTTCAATTTGATCAGCGTTTGCTGGCACAAATCCAATACTAATATCTTGCCCACCCGATGTAAACGATGTGTTTGATAATGTAGCAGTAGTTAGTGTGCCAATTGGTTTACCGGCTTCTGCTAAAGATAATGATGTAGCTAAAGTGATTTGATTAGTACCAACTGACGGATTAACTATGTAATAAGTTCCAGCAGTTAATCCACCACCACCTGCACCTGTAACTACAAATTTTTGTAATGCAACTAAACCGCTATTATCACTTACTGTTATTATACTGTTAGGCACACTGGCTATTAATCCACTTGGTGTACCAATTGTAGTTGTAACAGGAGGTCCTCCAAGCGTTTCAGACAATGTCATCGTAGATGTTCCATTTGTAGCAACAACATAATAATTCTTTGGATTAGAATAGTTGTTTATAGTTGCGGCACTAACAGAGTATTGCTGTCCATACATTGAACCCAATGTAGTTGTAACTGCGCTACCGTTGTAAGTTGCAGATAATGTAAATTGTGTTGAACCATTAGTAGCAATAATGTAATATCTTTGTTGATTTCCAACATATCCAGTAATTGATCCAGGATTCAACGATACATTTAATCCAGTATCTATTACTATACCATCCGCAGGAGTACCAACTGTAGTAACCAAAGGTTGATTATCAAGAGTTGTTAATGTAAATGTAGATGACCCATTAGTTGCTGATATTTTATATGTTTCTGGAGAAACATAATTTTGAATACTTCCAGATCCTGCCACTAGTTGCCAAGTAACTCCTGTTGGAACTCCGGAGGTTGTGATCAACGGATCACCGTAATTTGAAACACCGCTAACAGAAATAGCTGTAATAGTGCCATTAGATACTCCAGCAACTGAAATAAGCAAATCATTAGTTACATTAGTGCCACCTAATGCGCCACCTAAAATTTTCATAGTGTTGCCAACAGCATAGCCTGTACCAGCTGATGCTATCGTAACTTTATATCCTCTATTTGCCGCATACACATTGAACACTGCGCCTGATCCTGTACCAATAATATTAGTAGCAGAAACTGCTGTAAATGTTGTAGGTGATGTAATTAAGGTGAAATTGCTATGTCCATCAGTTGCACTAATAGTATAAGTTGTACCACTTGTGTACCCTAAGATTCCGCCACCACCGCCAAATGTTCCAGTAACAGTTACAGTTTGTCCCACTTGTAATAATGTATTTGAATATGTACATTGGAACAATCCACTTGTGTTGTTAATGGTAACTCCAGACAAGAATCGAGAAACAGTAACTAAGCCTATTAAAGTTACTTGCTGTCCTACTACTAATGGCACTGGACTTGAAGAACAACTAAATTGACCTGATGTTCCTGTAATTGCTAGACCAATAATTGGAGCATTAGCCGTTGAATTGTTAATAATTACAGATTGTCCAGATGCTAATGTAACAGTTGTTGGCAAACAACTAAATTGTCCATTAGTGCCTAAAGAAACTACACCATTGAGTGTACTGTGTACAGGTTGACCACTTATAGTAATCACTTGACCTACATAATATTGTCCAGTCGATACAGATAGTTGTCCAGATGTAGTTGTTATACCAAAGTTGGCAATTGGTTCTGCAACGCTTGATGTTGTAGACAATACTGTTCCAGTTGTTCGCGGAACTCCTTGTCCTGACGATTTAACTGTTTCAGTTACTGTAGTATCGGTGTAAGGAATATATTCACTTGCACCAATTCCTTGTACGTATGATCCAGATTTATTTAAATTGTAAACTCCTGTTCCTAATGTACCTCGACGTAATTGACTTAAAACATTTCCGTTAACATTAAAATATTCAATGCGCTCGCCACGTATTTCAATTACACCCGGTCTGTTTGCGGCTGCATTTGGTTGATCAAGTTGACTTGCATCATTTACTACAATTTGTGTGTCATTCCATTTTAAATCTTGCACTAGTGTAGTTTGCTTATTTGCATTTAATCGAATATATCTTACTCTGTTTAGCATATCCTTAAACTGCATATATGAAATACCAGCTGAAGGTAAAATGTTGCTACCAAAAGTTATTAACTCTAAAACATCTGAGCTTCTTAAAGGTTTTGCTAAACGTAAACTTTGTAAATCTTCATTAAGTTTATAATCAGTACCAGAACTTAATAAAGTTTTATTTTTAATTACCCAAACATAGTCGGCATTAATTACAGGTCTGTCTAATTGAATTAATCCGCCACCAAGAGCATTGTATTTGAAGAATTCAATTGTTCCAGGTGTTAAAGTAAATGTAGATGAATACTGTACTTCTGTGCGTTCTATATCTAAAATATCTTGCAAGTAGTTACTAATTATTTCAACAACATCGCCGTTTGAAGGAACAGATCCTTGCGCAAATGTAATCTGACTGCTGATTGGATTGTATGTGTAACCTTCATTTGTAATGATACTAACAATTAATGATTTACCTTCGTATTCTGCGTATATGTTTTGGTTAATTGTTACTGAAATACCAGCTGGGTCAACAGTATAATCTGATCCAAAAGTTAATGTACTACCTTCTGCATAAACTAAAACATTATCAACTGTTGTAGAATACGGAAGTGCCTTACTTGGATCTAATGTATAAGTTAACTGATCATTACCGATAGTAAAATAATTATTAACAGGAGCACTTAATATTTGTTGGTTAACTCTTACAATCATATTGCTTTCGTTTGGTAAAGTTATTCCAATAGGATATGTTAAAGTATATGTTGATGAGCCTGTTGCGGTAATTCTTTCAGTTTTTGTAGTTGCAAATGTTTGTTGATTGCCGCTAACAATAATAAAATTAATTAATTTTCCTACAGCAGGTGGTGTTATAAATCTAATTCCAATAGCATTAGTAAATGTGTATGTACTATCAGTTTTAAATAAATTTGCAGGAGTTGAAATTCCGTCAACATATATTAAACTAGTAACAGGAGTAATCCATGGTGCTCGAGTTATAAATTCTGTTGTAACACCGTCACCAACAAAATAATCTAAATCTAAAATATTAGTACCGTTGAATCCAACACTAAAAATTGTTACCAACTGTCCTGTTGAAAGAATACTATTTCCAGACGGAGTAAATGTTACTGTTCCGTTTGTATAATCTATTGAGTAGTCGGTTCCGTACGTTTGAATATTATTACCTAATTTTACAATTAATGCTCGAGGACTATTAGGAGTTTGCCCAATGCTGTATGTATTAGTAATACCGTCTGTAATCTGTGAGTTTACTTTTATAGCGGCAGAACCTGCTTGTGATTTATCATAAACTTTAATAGATAATGCATCAACAACTTGTCCTGGAACAACTTCTTCCGGTGCTGGACTTGAAGTTGGGGTTACAAATCCATCTCCATCAACAACTATGTCATCTGCGGCAATACCTGTAGCAGTTGAATAAGTTAAATTTCCGCCATCCATTGATGTATCGTAATTTGCATCAGGGGTTGAAATAGAACCGTCGCTAGTAGATTCTCTTAAAATAAATTCATCTCCTGGTAATACTGTAAATGTTGCAGGGATTTCAATTACATTAGTTGGAGAGTCATCAATAATTCCTCCATCAATAATTGATGATTCAACCGTTGATGCTGAACCCCCGTCGTCTACTCCACTATATGATGAAATTGTCAATGTTGCGCCACCAGCGCCACCTTCAACTACGTTTGTAATTACACTAACGCCAATAACCGGAGTAGGAATAATAGCATTAGTGTTAATTAATTTCCAATATCCTTGAGCAAAATCTATACTCCATGAAGAAGCGGCAGTGTGTGCAGTCTTACAAATATAAGAAATACTATTGTAAAGAACAAGATCATTAACTGCATACACAGTGCCAGTAGCCCAGTTTTGTGTGGCGGACATTCCATAATAAGGATCGTCTAATCTTACTGGTGGTTTTTGTCCAATAATATTAATTGTACTTCCAGAAGCGTATGCTTCTAATAATTGAATAGTTCCAGATGCATTAATAACTACGTCTGTTGGTTCTACTAAATTTTTAGTAAAGTTTATATTTGTTCCTGGAGTTATTGTTGAATAAAGTACTTGATTTAAAGTAACAGACGTTGAAGAATTAACTGCTGTCACAGTAGTACCGTATGCAAAAATTGTTCCGTGAGCAGTTGAGGCTGTCACAACATCGCCAACTGCTAATCCAGTAGTATCAGACACAGTTAAAACAAATCCGCCTGCTAAGTTAGAGAATGTTATTAATCCGCTCGGAGCAGTATCTGCTACGTTATCAATAGTTAATGTTGTTGAGTTAACTACATTTACAACTTTTTGTCTTCTAGAAAAACCAGTTCCACTTACAATCATTCCTGGAACAATTCCAGTAGTATCCGATACTACTAATGTATAGCCGCTACTAATAAATGTTATACCGTTAACAATTTGACTTGGAACATAAGTTGCGGTAATTGCTGTTGTTTGAGTAACTGTTACAACATTAACGGATACATCTAATAAAGATAAATCGTAAGCATATTGCAACGAAACTCCGTCGGATACGTAAGAAGTTGTTATCAATCTTGAGAAATAAATGTTGATCGCTGTTCCATTAGCAGGTGTATATGGCAACGTAAACACGTGAGTATTACCTGTAACTTGTACAGAATAATCTTTAAATGTTGCAGGTCTACTATCCCATGCATCTGTTAAGTACGGAGCAGAACCCCATCCGCCGGCTACATCAAAACCTAAACCGCTGACTACAACACCGCCGTAATCAACTCCAGTCATTAACTGTCCTAAATCTTTTCCTAACTGTCCAGATGCTGGATTATAATAGTATTGAATACGATCGACCGCTGTTAATACTGACGGTGCTTTATTGTATTTGACAACTATTGTTGATCCAGTTGCCGGAGCTGAGGCAAACGTAATTTTACCTGTATATTGTGTATATCCAGATGCAGTTGAGCTTACTACTGACAACGCATACAATTCTCTTAAAACAGGAATACCGTTAACTGTAACACTAGATTCTCCTGCACGAATGTCTGGTGCCCAAGTTAACACATACTGTAGTTTAGAACCAGTACCAGTAAATGAATCAACTTGTTGCAAGTTTGCTAGGTAATAAGTTTGGTTAACACGGTCAAAACGCAACTCAGTTGATGTTGAACGTACAACGCTATTTCCAATAATTGCAACTGCTTTGGCTGCTACTCCGCCTTTATCTAATCCACCATAAAGCGTTACGCTCGGCGCACTTAGGTATCCGCTACCAGCACGACCGTATGTATCAATGTTTGTTAATAATATTCTATTAACTACTCCGTTAGTAATAAATGCTTTAGCCGTAGCTGGAACAGAATTTGCACCAGTTGGCTGATCAATAATTACTACTGGAGCACTAGCATAGCCGCTACCACCACTGACGATTTTAATTTCAATAATGCTAAAACCAACATTGTCTAACCAAAACTTCCAAGGATAATTTTGTATTGTTGGATCTACAACACTAATACTGTTGTTAATAAATGTTGTCTCAACTGGTTTAATTTTTGTATTTGAATAATTAGGTTGTAAGTCAAAGTCTGTTACTGCTGATTGATTAGTATCAATGCTAGTATATTGACTTACATATTCTCTAATTTTAGTTCTATAAGGTTTAACTTCTGCAACATAATCTTGGAAATTACTTAAATTATCAACAGGATAGTTAACTGGTTGGGATAATTGTCCAACATTATGAGTAGCACGGACAAAACTAGTTTTGAACGCCCAGTCAATAAACGGCTGTTCGCTGTGCGCATATCTTAAACCGTTTAAGAATAAATCTAAATAATTTTGTTTTAGATCGTTTATTAAAATATTATTTTTTATAGTGTTAAGTATAATTCGTAATTCAGCACTAGCTTGAACGTCAAAGTTTGATGTATTAAAAATGCTAGAGTCGTAACCAATATCAGTTCCTGCAAACTCATACAAGTTAGTATTAAATTGAATTGTTCCGTCTTGAATTCCTACTACGCGATAGCTTTGTGTCCAGTCTACAGAAACAACTGAAGAGTATCTATACAACAATACCCACTTGTTTGCATTTCCATTTAATACTTTAACTAATTGTCCATTACCAATAGTGTTATTTCGTGCTTGATTAAAGAATATATCTTGTGTAGTATTCAAATCAACAAAATTGTTAACAGTAATATCAGGAGCACTAAACTGACTGAATCCTGTTTCATACCAGTCCATATAAGACCAATATTTTCTAACATCGTAACCTTGTGTTAATACTTTAGAATATTGTTTACTAATGGTATTATAAGAATAAATGCTCCATGTGTCAGATGAAGTACTGTCACTGTTTACTAGCACAGAGTAACTACGAACTGAGCATTGTGTACCGCTATTATATCCAGTACCGCCATTGATAATAGTTGCACCTGTAATTTCACCTAACGCATTGATTGTTGTACGTACTACTGCACCTTCACCTGATCCAATAATAGTAACGTAAGGAGCATAAACATATCCTTTGCCTGAATTAATTACCGTAATTCCAGTAATGCTACCATTAGTAATAATTGGTGTTAGTACCGGTACTGAGAAATAACCAATACTTGCAAATCCTAATTCTTCATAAGTATCAACAATCTTATCATATAATCCATATATTGGATTAGGGATAGGATCATAAGATTCTAAAGAACTAATATCTTTCAATTCTGTAGTTTGATATGTGCTTAATGTTGTATTAACACTTTCAATAAATTCTTTTAATGCCTCAATACGGTTCACAAACATACTCTGGCGAGGACGATTTTCAATACCGTAACGTAATTTAATAGGTAAAGTTGGATCTGGCACTGAACGACCGCCTTCGTCAATACCGCATAAACTATCAAACCATTTTTGTTCAATAACAGCTGGAAGGTTAACAAGTGTATCATTACTGATTAATTTCCATTGGCTGTGAACATTTTGATCTGTTTTATCGATTACCCAGTATTCAATAGCAAGAATAACTTCAGTACCTTTTAAATATCCAGCGGCATTTACTAAACTAAATGTATCAACTCCTGTAATCGCTAAACATGTATAACCTTGTGCTCGTGGATTAGCAATTAATAGTGAAACATCATTTGCGGCCATGTTTCTACCGCTAGTTGATGCTGGAACTATTTTTCTATTTTTAACCCAGAAATAATATGTATTTCTAAATGTTTTACTAATGTTATCGTATACTTGTGTTACGCTGTAAGCTGAATTACCATATAAACTTGTTCCGCTGATACCGATAGCAATTCCTGACGGAGTGTCTGCTAAATTATCCCAATTAGATGGCAATAAGTTAGTTGAAACCCATTCGTAAATATCAACGCTTGCGCCTTCTGCTAGTGTATTCCAAGCACTGTTTCTATAAGATGGATCATTAAAATTATTTTCTAAGAACTTGGTAGTTCTTAAATCCCACCATAATTGTCCAACAGGTATATCTGCCCAGAATTCATTTGTATTTAGAACAACACCAGCAGTGCCGTCGCTGTACGAGTAACTTGCTGGATCATAGAATGTTTGATATGTAATTTCTTCTTGTGCAGGTCCTGGAATCTTTCCTTGTAGAGGATCAACAATATCAAGATATGTTACTAGTTTTCCTAATGTTTGATCATACAAGAATGCTTTTCTAATTTTATTAACATCAGGTACTACATCTTGCTGTTCATAGATTGACCAAGAATATGTGTCATTCTGTTTTCCATAACTATAAACTTGTCCTGATGCAAGACTTTGATCAGATGCATTAGGTGCGCTAACAATTACTTGGTTAGCACCTACTGCAAATCCTGTTCCGTAACCATCGCTAGGAAGATTTTCTGATTCTAAACTTTCACTGAATACCCAAACATTGTGATATTTGTCATATATATCTACACGCCCACTATTAACTTCTACTGTTAAGAAATTAGTAGAGCTCTTATCAAATGTAGTAGTATCATTATCAAATGTAGTTGTAATAGTGCTATCGCCATTTTTACTATAAACGACAATAGTAGTATCATCCATAAACGCTATCTTATTACCAAACAAACCGTTTGTTTCAGGTTGATGATTAACTAAAGTTTGTGACGAAGTGTATGTACCATTGCTATATTGATAAACTGTAACATTACCTTGTTGGCTTACATTACCTGATGTGTCGTCAGATGCGGCAATGTATGTGCCGTCCGGTGATATTGCAATAGCTTTTCCAAAATATGCATCGCTTCCAGTTAATACTTGTATTTCTTCTAAACCATTACCAGTATTTTTATAAATGTGAGCAGTGCCAACGGCAGTAATAGCAAGTGTGCTAGCATCTGAACTTATTGATAAATTAGATCCTAATGCATTTGTACCAGTACCAACATAATTTTCTGTCCAGTCATATGCCCAACTATTTGTTATAAATTGAAGCATACCTGAAGGTATAACTCCAGTGTCAGGTGTTCCACTTAGTTCTAATGTAGTCTCACTTAACACCGCATCCACTGTTTGTCCGCTAGTAAACCCAACACCGCTAACAATCATTCCAACTCGAATTCCGTTAGTTGATGTAACTGCTAGTGTACTGTTAATACTGCCTACAGGATTGTATTGTGTTTCAACACGCACTGTACTAGAGTATGATAATTTGTATACTCGACCTGCGCCATTATTATAACCCACAGCACCAACATACAAGGTATTGTTACCAAAAATAAGACTAGATCCAAATTGTTCATTTGCGCTTGGCAAAGGACTTATAATAGTATCAACTAAATTATAATTGTTATCTAAATCTTTTAAGTAGATGCTAATTACACCTTGATTTGCTAAACTTGAATCAGATCCTTGTACTTGATTTACATCAACATAAGGTACTGCATACCAGTAAGTAGTATTAGTTGTTGGAGTGTTAATAGGAACTGCTCGGTATGCTTGATAGTAAGAATAATTATTTGTAGAATTTTGTACAGCCACAACACTATTAATAGCGTATGTTGAGCTAGAATTGTAAACGCCTTTATAATTTGTTCTTGCATAGCCAGCATTAGGACTACCAGTTACTAACCATGTTCCATCCGCACTTATTGCGGTTACTGTAGCAACTTGATCAGCATTTACTATGCCGTTCTTTGATATAAAAGGCTCTAACAAATGTCCTCTTGCTTCCCATTTAACTGAACGACCCACTTTATCAAAAATAGATACCGTGCCTTGACTATTGCTAACTGCTAATATAGACCCTTGTGTGTTAATTGACAAACTAGAACCAAAATTAAAGTTAGTAGACGGTGTTGCATTTGGAATATTTTGTGTGGCATAAACAGAATTGTATTGCCATACTGCCCACTTTCCGCTACCGTCATCATCTGTCCATATTAAAGTTTTAGGTTTTAAATGTGATAACAATAACTTGTCTAATGTATCCATAGAACTAGTGCGTTGAGTAGTTAATACATAAACGACTACTTCACTTGTATTTGTAAATGGAGACGGAATTGTTATTGCAGTTGGTGTTACTACTGTAAATGAATTTAAAGAAACACTTGCTACTTTATAAAATCCTTTAATACTTGCTACTTGATCTAATCCAATATAATCTCCAGCTTTTAGAACTATTAGATTTTGTGTAGTCAAAGTTAATGTTTTAGTGTCAGTTGAGTAACTTACATTAAGTACACGGATTTGCAAATCTGTAAATCTGTAGATATTCCATGTGTTTTCGCTAAATGCAGTCCAAACATATTGACCATTACCTAATAAAGATACATCATAATTAAGTATATCTGAAATATATCCTAGTTTAAATGTCACATCAATAGGGTTTACATATCCTGCACTACGCAAGACTGGATCAGGATTTTCTAATACAGGGAATGGTTGATTATCATACCCTAAAGGTTTAACATAAATTTCATTAGGAGTTAATTGATTAATAACAGTACTAACTTTATTATTTTTTCTAGTAGTTAGATAATATCCTTGAGGATTATTTTTATATTCATTTTGATCAATAACAACTTCAAAATTTTCAAACGCTTTTGCCGCACCATATTGTCCAACACGGATAGCCCACTCTTCATAGAAAGTTAGACTTTCTGTTCCGTCATTGCTCAATACATTAAACAAATGATTCAATACATTCTGTGTACCTTTATCACGAATCATTCCTTGGAAGAATTTAAATTCGCTAACTGGGTCTTGAATAATATTGTCTAAGTATTGACGTGTTTGATAACCAATTAAGTGTTGAGCAAACTGCTGTTGCTGAATATTAAAATTATCAATGTCAAGGCCGTAAAAATCTATAAATTGTGTAGCAGTATTTGTCCAGTTAGGTAATAGCTGTGCAGTTGGTTGATTTTTTAATCTTAACCATTCCACAGAGTTAAACACTGACGCACCTGCTATAAATTTATTGGCGCTATAATAATTTCCTTGATAGGAAATAATATCAGCCATGTTATAATCTTGCCATGGTTGCCAATTTTGTACTTTAGCACCATCATATATAAATCCAGGAATATCTAATCCGCCGTACCATCCTTCAGTTACATAACCTGAAACTTTAATACGCTCTCTGCGATATCCGCTTGGTGGATTATATATAACATCGTTGAAAATATCTGTATTGTCTATAATTACTACATGTTCATTTTGTATTAAGTAAAAACTAGCACAGTAAATTCCAGCAGTTCCTCGAGGACTATAACTTACAACATTGTTTTCTCTATAACTATCTAACTCACTTGGTTGTAAAGGTGTGCTGTCTACTTTAAATATTTCGTATTTGTTAAACGGATTACTGATATTATCAACTACTGTTAAGTCAGTTGTAAAAGTAATTTTATTTGCAGACGGACTCAAACTAATTACACTACTGCCTACATTGCTTAATCCAGGCAATGCTATCCATTGTGTAGTATCAAATGTATCTAACTCAGGAATATTATACTGAGCACTGTAGTATTCGCCATTGTATCGAACTATAGTTCCGTAACTATACAGTTGGTTTGGTAACCAATCAGTCCATAGTGTTTGTCCACCGGCCCAATTTTGTGTAGTCCAGAACATAAATTCTTTTGCACTAGTTGACCAGTTGGTAACTGCATTTAAATTTCCATTGAAGTCATCAAATACGAATCCTTGGTCAATTAAATATTGTTCATATCCTAATAAGAAATCTACAACTTCTTGTACAGTAGCAAATTGTGTTCCGTAAGGAGCAACATTTAAAGTATTTTTATTCCATGTGTCTCTAAATATTGCAGTAACTCCGCCCACTATTGGAAGGCTGGGCAACTGAGTAAACATTGTTTTGTCAAAAGATACGCCTGCTACATTTTTAACAGTTGTTCTATAATATGCATTTCCATATTGTACTACTTGCCCAACAATATATTGTTGTCCTTGTGTCCAGGTTGCAACGCTTTCAGAAATTCCGCCTATGTTAATAGCAGTTCCTGATGAAATATAACTGTAATAATTAAAGTAAGGTTGAGATTTGCTATAACCTTTAACTTCAAATCCTGTAGATAATTTTGTAATAACTACACCACTGTATGTGATTTTTTTAGTAGGGTTTGAAGAATTTAAAAATACTTGATAACTTTCTTTTGGAATAAACACACTACCAGTTGCTGACGGAGTTTTACTTTCAAGCAACAAATTAAATTGATTTTGATTTGTAAATGATCCAACTCTGTAACTTAATTGTGGAGTAATTAATTTTAAATCAGACTGATAAGAATTGTAAGAATTTTGATTGTTACTAAAAATAATATTTAAAATAAGATCAACTACATAATTTACAATACCAGCAGTTTGCACTCTAGTTGTACTAGAATAAATGCTTGGGATTAAAATATCCGAAGGTTGAATACGTAGATTAGTATCTTTATAAACTAGTTGTCCAGCTTTGTTACGCACGACTCTTGATCTATCTAACAATAAACCAAAAGTTTTTGCAGGAGTCAATAACATTGAAGAAATTATTACACCAAATGGATAGTAACTACTACGTCTCCATGCGGCTTCTATCGGGCTTACATCGCCAAATACAAAATCGTTTCCAGTGCTTTCTGTTATTACACCTTGTGCTAATCCAGAACGAATAGGACTTAATAAATCACCGTTCTCGTTAACTGGCAAATAATTTAACAAAAATGGTCTAGCATATTTGTCTACAGTAATAACAGGAACGCCAGGTTCTCTTATAGTTCCAGTAGATAAATCTGTCCATAAAATTAAGTTATCGCTGGTATATGGAGCAGGTCCGTATACAGAAGTCCACCAAGATGGTTCAGTACTAAATCCTAACATCTCCCAAGGACATAGATGTGGACGATCTGTATCTAACATCCAACGATATATGCCTCTCCAGAATCCGGGAGTAGCGGCTTGATTTGGAGCAGAATCGCCTGAATAGTTATAAGTAAACGTGTTTGAACGATCATAACTTAAAGGTTTAGTAAAGTCAACTCCAACTAAACCAGCCCACTGATAAAAATTAGGTGCAAGTACTTGATTAAATTCTGCAAGAGAATAATCATTAGTTCTGCTGTATCCAGGAATGATGTCGTTTACATCAAAAATATTTGAATCGTATTTTACTTTAATATTATTGTAGATTCGTAATTCTAGTTCTAATATTAATGCATCTCTGTAGTCACCGTAAGCGGCAATAATACTGCCATCGTGTCCTTGTATTACTTCAATCGGATCAAGTAAAGTAGTATCTAAATAAATCTGTGGGATATATGCAGGCCATAAACCTAATTTAGTAGGAGTTGCTGGAACAAAACAACCGTCAGTTGATTCATATTCAACTGTGGTAATTGTGTCTCCGTTATTCATTGCTACGCTACTAGATATTTCTATAAATCCTTGACTATTAAATGTATAATCTCTTTGATATACCAATTGAGATCCATTTAAATAAACGCCAACTGCTTTATTAGATAATGTATCTAAAGAAAATGCGTTAGACAATGGATATGTTTTTATTCTATAATCAACAACAGTTAAATCAGTAGAAACATTTGCTCCGTATGGAACCATATCACTAAAATAGTAAGGTGCAGTATTAGGTCTGTTTGAATTAATTTTTTGCATAATTAATTCAATTAATTGAACAGTATCACCGTCAACACCTAATGAGCTAGCAATTTCAATAAAATTTCGTTTGAAGCTATTATAATCATCTCTAGCAGTTTCTAGAGCCTTGATAATATTATTTGTTTCTGATGCAATATGATAAATTGCAAGGCTTAGAGGGCCGCTGTGTTGTACAAATTTTGTACCATACTGAGTAATGTTACCTAAATCTCTTAAATTTCCATCGCCCGGAAAGACTCCTAAAAATTCGTTAGAAGGCAAATTATCAATTATACTAGACACATGGTCAGTAACTTCACCTAAAGTAAATGTACCAATATCTGCATTTAAAGGATTGTTTTGTAAATTAGTAGGTATTTCGTAATACCCATTAGAGTTAACTGGCTGACTAGCAAAAGAACGAATTGTTAAAACATCTGTTGTTTTGATAGATGTTTTTAAGACTACAGTATAATAAGCTGTACCTTTTACTAATGTCCACAAAGTTGAATCTAATCTAATTCCATTTACATAAATTTTTACAGTTAAATCACTAAGATTATTAACATCATCATAAATGTCAATATTAAAATTATTTGTTAATCCAGAATTTTTGTAGATTCTTACAGCGGCTTGTAATGTTGTAGTGTTACAAATTTGCCAGCCGTTTACATATACAGGATTTCCTGCATAGTCAGAACTAACTAAGTATCCGG